GTGGCAGTGCTTGTTACAAACAAAGCTGCGGGGATGTTGAACAAGTTTGCAACAGTGCCTGTGCCGCTGTTTGTGAAGCGGATGAACGAAGCATTTGTCCAAGTGCCGCCAGAAGCAAAGTCAGAATCAGCTTGGATAGCTGCAATTGTGCCGCCGGGGTTGGTAGAAGAACCACCCAGAGTGGCGCGAAGAGCGTTACCCGCACCAGAAATAGTGCCAGAACCGTTGATGCTCAAGCTAACGTGAGCGCCGTTGACAGTACCGCCAGTAGCTGCGCCAGCACCTGTGACTCGCGTCAGTGCGCGAATGGTTTCGCCAGAGCCGGTAGAAGTAAATTCCAAGCGGCCATAAGACAACCGTGTATCGCCAGTAGCGGCAGAAGTTGTAGCGTATGACTCGGATATATTGCCAGCGGCAGTCTCAACGATAGGACTGGAAGCTGTTCCGGAGATGAAGCCATTTTGTGATATGACTGGGCCGGAGAACGTGGTATTTGCCATGATTGTTCCTTACATGCAAGTGAGGGTGTTCTGTCTGCATGTCGTCAGCCGGGACTGTCAGAACACCGGATAACCCCGGAATGCGTTCAATATACACCAAAAGAAAAAGGGGCACAAGGCCCCTTTCTTGGTTTATCAGGACGAACCTGAAGAACCCCACATACCCAATGGGTCAGACCAGCCGAAGCTGTAACGCTCACGGGCCTTGTAACGGACGTTGCCGGTATCGAAGTCGCCGTCCATGCTGTTAGACAGCGGGGTGCGGACGAAGTGCTTCAGACCGTTAGGCACGTCTGTGGTCAGGAACCAAGCGTTGGTGTCTGTCAAGAAGTGATTGACAGCGTAACCTTCGGGGATTGCGCCCATCTGTTTGATAGCGTTGATGTCGTTATCAGCAGTGGAAACACGCAGTTCAGTGTCAAGCAAACGCTTGGCAACGAACATGAGTGCTGGAGGCACAATCATTTTCTTGGGCTTAGCGGCGATCAACAAGCCACGCTCATCAGTCCAAGCGGCGATTTGAATAACGGCGGCTTCCAAAGAAGTCTCGTTCAAATCAACTTGGGTGGTGGGAGTGTTGCTGTTGGTGCCACCAGAGATCAAGGGGTGGCTTGCGTTGAACAAGGACACGCCGTCGCCACCGGGGTAGCTATTGCTAAAGCCATTGTTCAGGACGGCAGCAGCCTTGACCTGTTTGGTGTATGCCATAGCACGAGCCAATGACTTGGTGTAACGAGCAGACAAGCTGTCGTACAAGTTATCTTCAATCGCTTCTTCAGTGATTGAGAAACCCAAGGCGATGGTTTCGTGTGTATAGCGGGTTGACCATGCTTCTTGTGCATTGTCGTAAGCGATGGCAGAGCCTTCGTTCTTGACGGGTGCGGCAGAGAAGCCGGACAGTTTGGTTTCTTCTTCAAACGAACGCTCAGAAGTCTCGGTTTCGTAGATTTCTTTGTGTTCTTCGCCGTAGCGAGCGTACTCCATACCGAACAAAGCGTTCAATCCGGGGAGCAACTCTTTCAGCAGTTGTGCGCGTGAAATAGCCATGATTTAGCTCCTTGATTAAACGCCAGAAGCGATAGTGGTTGTATGAATCTCAAAGTTCCAACGAACGATGATCTCGGGGAACACGATGTTGCCAGAACCGTTGACATAAGATGTCTCGGGCACAACGTCAACGACGTTCAAGGGCAGTGTTCCTGTGGTTGCAGATGATGCAACAGCTACACGGCTATCGCCAGTAGTTGTCAAACCAGTGTTCTGCACCAATGCTACGTTAGTGCCAATAACGGCAAATTGCGTAGTGCTGGAAGGCAACAAGCCAGAAGTAGCATCATCGGCAGTAGCGCCAGTGGCAATCACAGCTTTGAACAGGGTGTCAGGGTCATTACACACGTAAGCGGTAATAACTGTACCTGTTGGGGCAGTAGTGTTTGCTGGGAAGTACTGAGCGAAAATAGTCTGACCTTGCGCGTTAACGTAAGAACAGCCCAAGAAAACGCCCATGATCTGTGAAGTTGTCACAGTTGCACGAGCAGTTGTAATGGCGGATTTGATAATCGTGCCATCGTTAATCATCTCGACGGGGTCACCGTAGAAGATGCTTGTGTTGTACGCCGAAGCAATACGGTACTGGCGAGTTGCACCTGCGAAAGGTGTACCACCGTACAGATTGATCGGCTTCAGCCCGTAAGGGGCGTTTACCGTTGGATAAGCCATTTGAAAGACTCCTAAATTTTAAGAACCAGAACCGAACGAAACCTTAGATTTCTTATCGACGATCATCGCCATATTAGACCTAGAGTCTTGTTCACGAAGGAAATTGTTGTCCACCGAGTCCATTTGAGATTGGTTCAAGTTCGCAAAGTGTTGCGCACGTTGTTCCATAAACTCTTTTGGAATACGACAGAGCAACAGCCCGCCGATTTCGATACCGCCTCTAAAGCGGCCGTCAACGGCAGCGTGCATCATGAGTTCAGGATAGTCTTCTGCTTTGCAGGGTTCGTATCCTTCTCGTAACTTAGAAGAGATATTGCTAGGATCAGCAACACCCATAGTGCTCAATCGAACATACCGATGCTTCCAGCCGGGACGCTCATCTGGCATTGGAAGAGCTTCGGGGGCCTGCCAAGACGAAGGTCTATAAGTAGTTGCCCGTGATTCCAAGCCGCGATCCGAACGGTTTTGTTTTGCTTCAGTCATGATTAAACACCTTTTCTAAGTAAAGCAGCCTGTCTTGCATATTCTTCAATTGGCACCCCAAGGCGACGCGCTTGCGCGGCTTCTGATGCTTTCAGTCGAATACGATTTGGCGGAGTACTCCGTGTAGCCGGGGCTACAGGCGAAGTAATTCTTGTTGCACGGCGCGGGGTTTCATCATCCTCGTCAACCGGTTCTGATGTCCTTTTCTTAGGAGGCGGATCATCATCCTCGTAGCTCTGATCACTTTCAAAGTGCTCAGGAAATCGTTTGCGCATCGTTTTGTCGATGGTTTTGAAGTACTCTTCAGTACCTACATAGTCCGGACCATACTCTTTCTGTAACTTCCTGTCAATACCCATTGCGGCCATTGTCATTTCGTCATCCCGACCCCACCAGTCGCTGTTGTTTTCCACCCAACGTTGGGTACGGGGGCTAACTTTCTGGCGTTCTGGTTCAGCGGGCTGATACTCACGTTCTTCAACCTCAAGGGGTTTCATACCAGATGCTTTGTCCATACGCAAAGTAGCTTGGGCAATTTCTGCTTGGGCTTCTGCTAGGGCGTCCACGTCTGCCAGTTCGTATGCTTCTTTGTACTTTTTCTTGGCGGCTTCCAGTTGGAGCTGTGCGCCCGACTGAGACTGTTCAATTAGTACTTTACTTCCATTAGAAAGCTGTTGTTGAAGCCGTTTGTTCTCTTCAATGATCTGGCGTGCATAGGCTTCAGTGGCCTCGCGCTCGCGCAGTGCTTGTTCTTTGGCGCGTCGCTCATCGTGATAACCACGGGTGAACTTCTTGATCCGCTTCTGAACTTTCTCGTCGTAGGTAGCCAACTCATCGTCGGATACATCCTCGACAGGTTCTTTCATAGGCTTGCGACCACGATCTTCGGCGGGGGTGTCGTCCTCAATCTCGATCTCAAGTTTGTCCTCTTCAGCAGCAGCTTTCTTGGCTTCTAGCTCGTCGGGAAACTCATAAGTCTCATCAAATTTTGTTGCCATGTGTTACTCCTTATGCAGCACGCGTGATACCACGGGGGTCCTCCACAACCGCTTCCACGCTGTCATCGTTGATGATGCGGAACTCACGGCCATGAATCTTCAGGCGAGTGCCTGAATTGGGGCGGACGATGATGAAATCACCTTCCTTACAGCTCGGTCCACTTGGGAACCGGGTAGTGTCTTTGTAAGCATCGGGGCCAAGCTTTATAACGAACAGTACTGGGGTCAGTACTTCCTCGTAGTGCATGGTTTTTGAGTCTTTGAGTAGACCAACTTCGCTGTCTGCGTACTCTTCCATAGCTTCTGGAACAACACACAACAGACGGAAAGTCTTGGGATCAGGCAATTGTTTGGCTTTTTCTTCGGCGCTTTTGTTCAAAATGCCGGTCAGATCAACCGCAGCAACGTCAAATTCAGTCATCAGCTTTCTCCATTTTTTGCACAAGGTCTTCAATGATGTTCTCTGCGTAGTTCAAACCTTGGATAACTCCGCAGACTCTTCGGTACTCTTCAATGTGATCACAGCGCCCAGCCGCTACAAAAGCTTCTCGCTCTTGTTTCAGCTTGCGGATTTCGTTAAAAATTGGACCAAGTAGTTTGTACTCGTTCACTTATTCTCCTTCTTGCTGGGCTGATTTCGTTGCGCTGCCCGTTGCGCGTTTTGCATGGCCATTTGAGCGCGGTGTTTTGCAGCGTCTATGCCCATACGAACTC